AGGTTGCTTCTTAATTAAATAAGAAATAACTAATGAAAAGCCCCCAAAATTAATTGGGGGCCTTTCGGTAGTTATTTCTTATTTAATTAAGAAGCAACCTTAACGTCTTTTACGACTACCCATGCATCTGCCTGCTCAATTTGGGTACCAACACGAGTATACATTGTATATTCGATTGAGTCCTTCTTTGGCCAGAAGAAGCGGTAAACAGTTACATCACGCTTGATACCAATAACAACGTTATTTGGGAATGTCAAGTGGACGTCTCCGTGCTCTCCTGTTGGTGTTGCATATGAACCTGTCTGTGTTTCCTTAAGTAGTGGAACTTCAACAATTGGAATACCAAATGCGAATGGTGCCACATATCCTGCTGGACCACCTAGACCACCCTGGTCTCCACGGATAATGCTTGAAGCAATATCTTGTGGGTTAACGTTTTGGATGTTCTGTGATGTTGAGTACAAGTAGTCTTGAATTAGGTTTGAGCCTGCAAGGAAGCGTAGGTCTGGACGACGCTGCTTGTACTTACGTGGCATTGCCTTAAGTGCCTTGTTGAAGATGTCACGAGACACAGGTGCGCCCGCTCCAGCCACTACACGACCATTTGTCTTTGCAATCTTGACAATACCATCAAATGCCTTGTATAGGTTATCTGAAGATAGAGCTGTGTTACCGTTAAGAACTACGTCCTCTAGGTCGTTACCAGCCTGTGTTGCCATAAGTCTTGCAATGTGATCTTCTAGATCAGCACCTTCAATGTTGTCTTCTAGAGACTCAGTTGAAAGTTCCCAATCTAGGCGAAGCTTCTTTGTTGTGAGAGAAATCTTTGAGAACTGTACGGCTGAGTTTGTGCCAGTGTTCTCTGCTTCAGATGCAAGCTTCATAAGCTTTGTGCCAACGCCAATACGATCAATCTCTGTAGTGTCAGCTCTCATTCGAACTGTACGTGCTACTTTACCGATTACTGTTGCATCGAACATGTAATCGAGGAATCTTGCGGATTGCTCAGGATTGAGCAAACCTCCCTTACCCTCGGAACCTACGTGAATTCCGTCGGTAGGGTTTGCTGCGCCAGTCATTCCACCTGTTAGTGTTGTGCCTGCTTCAGCTGCTTTTGCTAATAGTTCATTACTCATTAGTTTTTCACCTTACCCTTTATTTTGTTAATTCGCTAACGGAACCGAGGAAAGTGCCGTTCCATTTTGATTTTTTGATTGTTACTCCAGCTGACCCGCCAAGGTCAGAGGACTTCTTTATTGCAGTGTCTGATTCTACTGCGTCTACTCTTTTTTCAACTGTGTCCATGATAGACTTGATTGAATCAACTGCTGTTGAGAGTTCTGTGTGCTTTTCTGCTAATTCTGAAATTCTCAAATCGACATTCTTGCTAAAAGCTTCGACTGTCTCCTTGATTGTTGAAACCTGAGCAGCGTTTGCCTCAGAGGCCTTTTCCAAAGTCTCTGAGAAGAAACCCTTAAGGTCGCCTAGCATTTTAACAAAGTCAGGTGATTCCTGAACTGTTAGTTCTGCTGATTTTTCCAGAACTTCGGCAGAAGTTACTTCAGCTACAACTTCAGCAGAATCTTGTTCTACTGGGGCAACTTCTTCAATAATTTCTGCAGGTGTTTCTACTACTGCTTCTTCTACTACTGGAGTTGCTTCTGTTACATTAAGCTTTTCCACTTCATTTCCTCCTTCTGCAATTGCCGTATTTATATTTTGTGTTTCAGGCAATGTTTGCAATCTTGATCTACGTGAATCAAGAATCTTTTCTATTTCTTTTCCTTTGTTTACGTCGTTTGATTCCACCCATCCAATGAGTTCTGTTTTTTTACCAGTAACTGGAGATATGTATTCTGATTCTGTTGACATAAATACAGAATCACTTTCTGCACAATAAAAAATATTTTCCATTTTAACATCTGCTGCGATGCCTTTAAAAATCATTTGTCCATTTACTTTTTCAATAGATAAAATGTTACATAGTTCATTTGCTGGTGAATCAACGATTGATAGTTCAACTAGCGCATAGTCTTTAATAAACCTTACTGATGCTCCTGTTGATTTGTTTACTTCGTTATCTGATTCAATAATCTTTCCGCCAATAGAAAATCCTGTTAGTGTTCCGTCTAGAACCTTTTCCCAAGTATCTTGAGCGCCCTTAGAAATGTACGCATCAACGTAAACACCATTGTAAAATTCTTTTGTTGCAGGGTCATAAAAAGTTTCTGGTCTAAATGATGCTACCTTGCCTACTGCAAGTGGCTGATGCATTTCTCTTAGATTACCTCTAAAGCTTTCAAACGCTTTCATGCTAGCTTCTTGAGTAACGACATCACCAGTCTGATCCAGGTTATCTAGTGTTGCGAATCCTGAGACTGTTCTTTTTTCTCTATTGACCTTCGTAAATGGAACTGATAAATTAATAGCATTTCCATTAGAAGACCAATGTGACTTTTCTATGATCATATGTTATATATTATAGAGATTGTTACATAAAAAGGCAAATAACTAGTTGAGCAGGACTAGTTGACTTGTCTTCCATCTCCTTTTGCATTTCTGCCCTCCCCAGATTTATCTGGAGAATTAGCCGATCTTTCTTGGTCACGAGTTCTGCTTTGGGTTGCTTGGGCTTTAATTTCAGCTGCTTGGGCTGCAAGATCTACTGGGACATCTCCGCCTTCTCTTGGAACCATTCCCATTCTTACTCTAATTTCATTTGGAGTTATTACCTGGAATCTAAGATATCTTTCATCTATCTTTGATTGGGTGTCAGCATCCGTCAAACTTAATTCATTAAATTTAAGTTCTAGGGCATCCGTCATTTCTTGGATTATCTTATTTAATTTCTTCTCTAGGTTTTCTTGGGCTGGACGACAAACCTGCTCTTTAAATGTCTTATCCGCATCTCTAGCAGCAGCTAAATTAATACCTGCTGGAGTACCAATTTTATTAATTGGGACTCTGTGAGCCATTAGGATTTCGTCTCTATTTGATTGACGATATATATTAAATGAAGATTCCTGAGATCCTGCCTCAATTGGCTCCATCTTAAATTCAGTTTTTGAATCTGGTGAATCTGGAGGAAGTGGAATATACAGAGATCTGTGGTTCTTTCCTCTTAAGCCTACCTGGAAGAATTCAAGTAGCTTTCTTTCTGATTCTGCAGAAAGCTTTGCACCTTTTACGGTAATAATATATCTTGGAACCGCTTTATTTTCAAAGTAATCTAGGTTATACTTACCAGCAAATTCATTACCAGCCATGGCATTTTGTGCAGCAATAATGTCTGGGATTCCGTAATAATTATTCTTTGGGGTGTACTTCTTTAAATGAATAATTTCGTTTGGTCTGTCTTCTTGACCAGCGATTGGATTTACTGTTTCTGTGTCTCCAAAATTTCTGAAGAAAACAGCCTTGCCATAAAGAAGCTGTATAAAACCGTCTCTAAGGCGTCTTACACGCATTGTCTTTGAAGGGATGTGTCCGATGTACCCTATCTTGCCAGTCGTTGTTCTGCCGACCTCCAGATAGCCATTACCAGTAGCCTCTATGTCGGTGTAAAACTTTATAAGCGTTTCTTTAAATGTTTCATCTTCATTGCAATCTTCTAGCCAGCGATGTAAGTCTTGCTTAATTCTATTTAGCTTCTTACGTGCTCTTTCTAGCTGTTTTTCATCTTCTATATCTTCAAGTGTGTCTGTAGTTTTTTTAGATTCAATAAAGTCAAATCCTAGACCTACAATGTTAGCAACCTTTGCATTTATTGCTGCATAGTTGTAAGGCGAAATCTCATAAATTGTTGAAAGATAATCTAAATTATATTCTGGTTGAATTAGATCAAATGTGGCATAGCCACTAACTGCCTGTTGGTGTTGAAGTTGCTGGCTTACAGATCCATCTTTACCAGTAAACGCTTTTTGTAGATCTCTAGATACTTTTCTTCTAAATGAAGCACCGAGTCCTGAAAGCTTTAATATCTCTTCAGCGTCTATTTCAAACAAGTCATCAGATTTTTGTGTTGTGGGATTGTTAAATCTCATCCAATCTGCAACATTGGATATCTCTACATTATCCTGAACTGTGTCTTCGTCATACTCAATCATTTTTTACCACCATTTAGTCTAGCCATTTCTTCTTTGTGAACACCGATGTCTAGTGGATCTGGAGTTAGACCCCATCTTAATCTTTGTTTTTGATACTCAAACTCTTCCTCATCAATTTGTCGGCTTCCCTCAATAAACTTAGGCTGACCAACATCAATTCCATAGTGTGCTACGGCTGCTGCAAGCAAAGCAATTCTTTCTTTGTTTCCAATCATGGATGATATAGATAAAAAGTTATTGTCTTCGTCACCAACCCATCTTCCGTCAGGCATTTCCCAGACATAGACTCCAAGCCTAGTTTCACCAGACTTCATTTGGGCATTAATTCTTTTTATATCCATAGTTAATTATTTTACCATCTTTGCATGCTTAAGTCCAGCTTTTTGTCACTCAATATGACAAAATTATATAATCTGAAACACAACTCTGTCTCTAGAGTAGGTAGATACCGACTCTTCTGTCACTTCCATTGACGAACCTTGCCCAATAGATGCAGATTTACCTGTATACAGGTTATAATGATTTTGGTGGCTAATATCTGGATTTGAATATAGGGCAATATTTTGATACATATTGTCATCTAGGACATTAGACCTTACTCCCAATATCTGCTTGCCATTAAACCAAATAGGCCCAGATATTATGCTAGAAGTTTTTATCAATATATAATTTGGCTCATCTATATATAAGTATGATGAGATATTGGTTGCTGAGGATACATCCTGACCATTTATATATATGTTGCTAATGTTAGATTTTGATATTTCTCCGCCTGCCGCCCAGGAAAGAGATGTCTCTATTGCGCCAGTCTTATTAAATATTAGGTTTCCGCTAGAAAGCGTTTTTGGGGTAAATATCATTTCAATATTACGAACATCATTTACTGAGTCTATAAAAAATGCTGAAGATTTTGGTCTTATTCCGTTATGGTAGTTTCGACTTCTAGCTGGGTAGCTGTTGTTAGAAACATCAAAATCCCAAGTTGATCCAGTAGTGGGTTGAGATATTGAAAGCGTACTTCCTCCATTATGTGCAAACATTTTCTTTTCAGAATGAAAGTAAATCTTTAAAGAGTATAGTTCTGGAAGATAAATATCTGGATTTGATGAGTCAAAAACTATTCTAAAGTAAAGTATTTTTTGTGAAGAAAAACTAGAACCCTGTGTAAATTCTGGTATAGAAGACCCATTTGAACATATTCTCCATGGCCCAAGCGCTGATGTTTCTGAAACATACACGGAGACTCCTTTAGATGAGACCCATTCTATTTTTGAAGATACGTATTGTTTTGTAATATTTAAAACTACATCCTCTACAAACTCTCCATTAGAAAACCCTGAATTTAAACGTATACTATTGTTGCTTGGGTTGTATGACAAAGCCTCATTATCATAAATCAAAGTCTCCCAAGATTCTTGAATTGGATAAACATATTTTGTTTCTATGTCTTGATATTTTTCTGCAGCTCTAAAAAGCTCTCCCAGATCTGGAACAGATACCTGCTCATCATTATTTAAAAACAAGTTATTATAGTGTGAAGATATTGCTCTTTGTGATAACGAGTACCTATATACGGCTGGGCAATCAATTATAAAATATTCTGAGCCAGAAGATGGTCCAGAAAAAAGAGTGACACTACTATTTGTAAACTTAAAATCTACTGATTTAGATGCAACCAAAATGCCGTCTACATACAACATGATTGAATTAACTGAGTAAACTCCAACAGCATGAATTACTCTATCTGGGTTTGGAACTGAATAATCAATTCTTTGATCTTCTAATTTAAATACGACATTTCCTTTATCCCAATACAGACCTATGCCATTTGAGTCAGCAAGTATGGGTGTTAAGGATGTTAAGGTTTTTGGATGAAACCAAACTTCTAATGTGAAGTCATTATCGTAAGTGTCTGTTGTTGCAAACCCACCAGTGCCATTTGTTCCAGAAAAATCTTTTGATAATGTAAACTGTAAGTAGTTAACGCTGTCTATTTTATTAGAATGTGATCCTCCAGATACAATTGGCAAACTAGACCTAGATATCTGACCAACATAAGAACCATTATTTCCGCAACCAGAAGTGTCATAAGCTACAGATCCAGATGTCTCATCTAGCTTCCATAAGCCTAGAGGAGAGTCTTTAATTGCTAAAAGGTAATATGACATATTTAAATTATATCAGATACCAATCCTATTGGATATCGACTAAACCATCCAATGAGTAGTAAACATGATCTTATTTCCTTTTGTAACTGGAAGAGATTCATGTAAATATGGATGAACTGAAGGGAATAGAACAAGGCTACCTGCCTTTGGCTTAATCTTTATATCTTGATTTTTAAAGTAAATTTCTCCACCTTCGTAATCATCATTCAAATAGCAAACTAGGGAGTACTTTAGATTTTGTCCAGTACCAGACGGATCTTCAGCATCACAATGCGGACCCATACCTTTACCAGTGTCATATTTAGCAACCTTAATATAATCTAGGCCCATCTTAACCTGCTCTGGTGTGCTATCTACTTTTTGGATTCTAGATGCATCTCTACGCATTATTTCAGCATATCTTTTTGCACACATTTCTGGGGCCATGATTAAGCTATTAACAACATACAAAACTTGTTTGTTTAAAAACTCATCATCGGTGTTCATAAGCTTTTTAGAGGTATCAATAAACTTTTGAATTCCATACCCATGATTATCATCGTTGCTTGCCCCCCACTTGCTCCATTCAGGTATTCCGCTATGTGATTTTGGGTTAGAATCTAGGTCTTCCATAACTTTTAACAGGGTCTCTGGATAACTAATTACATTTTCAAAATAAACTATTCCTCTATCGTGAAACACAATGTCAAACATAGTGTACATTTGCCTTGGCTGAACTTCTCTAATTTCCATGGATTTCTCCGCTTTCTGCTAAAACTGCATCATACTCTCTGCCATCTGGCGTTCTTCTTTTTCCGCTATCTCTTATCTCTTTCCACTCTTCTTGCTCTACTTTTTGTTTCTTTCTTGTATCATCAATTTCTGAAGCCCACCTGTCTCTTGTTTCTTGAGGATAATCTTCTTCTGGCCGATCATCCCAAAATGATCCTACAGTATATCTGTCGCTTTTAAATACAGGTGTTACCTCATGAGTGTTTTCATGACCGCCGTCAAAAATAGCAAACATTCCTGTTTTAGGCTTTACGCTTAAATCAAAGTTTTTAAAATTAAGTTCCCCGCCATCAAACTCATCGTTTAAATAAAGAAAACCTGCGTATCTACTTCTTTCAAATGCACTTGGCTCACCATCATAACTGTTGTCTGAGTGAAAAGCTGCATATGCTCCAGGAATCCATTTTTGACTATGAAAACTTATTTTATAAGCTTCTCCTCCGATTATTTCACGAGCTGCATCTTTAAACTTTTTTTCTAGGTCATCTAGGAAGTTGTCTGGCAATCCAGCATCTGCATACCATCGAGATAGCTTATTCTTATCATCTGTTAGTTGGTTTGGCATGTTATACGCATAAGACTCATAAAAAGAAATTGGATGCCATTCAAAGTCTCCGCTTTTTATAAGATTGTTAAACATTTTAATAATACCAGCGCATTCTTCTTTAGTTAAAAAATCTTCATACAAATATACTGGGTGCTCATTATCTCTAACTTTAATTAGTTTCAATTGTATATTCCTCCGCCAGTGTCAACGCCCATTATTTCTTCATAAGATATAACTTCATTATCTCTTATATAGATCATATTTCTTGGGTCTTCATTTGCGATTCTTTCAATTTCTTGTTTACCCCACCTATATGCGCCGTATCTTTTTTGATTTGCTAACCACTCTTTTGAGCCATCATAATCAAACATTACAAAGTTTCTAATGAAGAACTTATTTCCATCTGGTATTGTTTTTACTCCATGATAGAAAGGCTCTCCTGATGGAAATACTAGAAGGTCTCCAGCAGACGGTTTATGATTTACAAATTTACCTTCAACAAAGAACTCTATATCTCCGCCATTGTAATTGTCATTAATATAAAAAGTACATGTTGTGTGAAACTTTTCTCCAGGCATATCCTTCTGAGAAATAATAAAATCAGTGTGATATTGCATGGTCATTTTATTTTTTAATGTATCAATTAGATTGAAGTACTTACACCATGACTGACCACTATATCTTGCACCTTCTGGAATTTCAATTCCAGTGTGCTTAAAATAGTGTGATATTGCTTTATCGTAAGATGTCGCAATCTCTTCGTATAAAGCTTTTTCTTCTTCAAAAATTTCATTTTTTTCTGCTGACTCAATCATTTGCTGATCTTTTGCCTGGGTGTATGTTCCATATTGAGCCCATGGAGTCCAGTTCTGGAAAAAATTACTTTGTTCAGAAGACTCTGAGCGCATCATTATCTTATATGCAAGGTCTGGATCTTTTAGCATTCCTCTGTAAAGGATTACACCTGGAAGCAGCTCTGTCCAATCTAAAGAATTTATATCATCAACTATATTTAAACTATGCATCTGTTAACCCCTGTCTCCATAAAGCTTTTGCCATGACGGCGATTTAAACTGGTCTGAATAATCTTTCGGAGGTTGTTTTTCTCCAGTGTGCTCTACAATGGTCCAAAAAAATGGAGCGGTAAATCTGTTTCCAGACTTTACTGGTCTAACTCCATGAGCATAATACTTATCTCCTGGGAAAAAATAAGCTGCCCTAGGCTTTGGCTTAAATTCAATACCGTGTCTTGGAAAATACAGCTCTCCACCTTCGTAATCATCGTCAAAGTAGAATAGTCCAGCTATGTCATAGTAAGGAAAATCATTTGGTCTTCCTTCTTCTTCTCCTGTGTGAAACTCTTTATCTGCATGAGGCTCTTGTCTTGCTCCGACTGGCCATCTAACAATTGCTGGGCCAGTTGCTTGAACGTTAACATTAAAAAATTTATCTACTTCTATTTTTAGCCTATCAATCATGTCCCATAGCAAATCAATTATTGCTGGATCAGATTTTTTTAGTGAGGCTGCAGTACAAACTCTATCTTCCCAAATATTTGCATCGTAAAGCACTAAACCGTCTTCATCAATATGGGTCTCTGTTTTATCCCAAACTTTATTAGTTAGAGCAAAGTTAATAAGCCTCTTCTGTTCTTCTTCTGTTATAAAGTTTTCTAGCTCAACAATATTATCTATTGAGTCCCCAAAAAAACCTGATGGTGTAATTGATATAGGAGCTCTTCCGCCCCCCATAATTCCTTGATTAACTATTTCCATAAGTACAATATACCATATTCTATATCAAATATCACTAGGGCTATACTCTATAACCTTTAGCTTTAAAGCTTTTATTTCATGATCACCCAAGGCTTTTCCCTTATGGTCAACACCATTTCTGTAAAAATCGGACCAGCTAAACTTTTTGTTTATTTCATGAACTGCCATAGAATATTCATATAGTTCTTTTTGTGAAACTTCTTGTTCTTTTGGTTCTGGTCCTATTTGTATTTCTGAATTATTTAAATCTCCAAGACTGATTGGTATTATTGAGCATATTGGGTGACCAGCTGGAATTGTAATTTCTTTATTTGGAGATGTGATCATCCAAGCTACTGGAAGATCTGCTCTAAAGAATGATGTGCTTATTAATGTTGTAAAAGGAGATGCACCATCAATAAAAAAATTAGGAGCGGGCATGGTCAGCAATGTTACATTTTTTTCGGTTTTAAATTTAATACCTGTATTAAAACTTATTGTTCCGTTTGCTCTTCCAGCATAAGCGTATTTGTCACCTTTTAAAATCTTGACATGGGATGGATCAAAATTTGAAATACCGTCCCAAATAAAAGTTATATCTTCTGGAAAACTTAAATACCACCCTAATGTATTTGTTAAAGTTACTGGAAAGCAATGATAGGCATGCTTTTGCCAAGTGCTATCCATCCAGTCTCTTTTAACTGGAAGAGTCTTTATTTCTGCAAAGCCTTCTTTGGTTTTATAAGCTTTTATTATTTCCACTCATTGCACTTTCTCTTGCAGCGGCAGAATTAGTCCTTTTCATTCTAAGAAGATCAAACTCCTGATTGTGAGTGTTATCGTTGTAATCAAGCATTGTAACTATTGAATACTTAACTCCTGATTTGACTGGCATTGCTCTGTGTGAAAACAAATAAGTTGAAGGAAAAATAACTATATCTCCTGCCTCTGGAGTTATGGTTAAATTAAGTTTAGGGAAATATAATTCCCCTCCTTCATAGTCATCGTTTGGATATGAAACCAATGAAACTGTTGCTATGTAAGAAAATCCATGATCTGAATGCTCTTGGAAATGCTGGCCTTCTCCATATTTAATAAAGTTCATTGCTTCCCAGAATTGCATATCAATGTTATAAAGTTTGCAGTAATCTTTAACTGCATCTATCTGCATATCGTATGCTTTTTGCCATATTTTATTTAAATCTTTTCTGCTTTCTGGCATGTTGGGCATTTCCTGCTTTTGAATTTTAAAATCTACACAGTCTCTATATGAAGGTACTTTTACATCATATCCTACTGTTGCTTCTCGCCACTCAAAATCATCATCATATTTAGACAGTAGATCTTCTACGTCATTGATGATATTTTTATCTATTTGATTTTTATAAACCCATAGACCAGGAGATATCTCATTTTTTAAAATATCTTTACTCAAAGAACTAACTTCCTATTCTGTAAAAGATGTACCGTCCCATGACATTCCAGTTTTTACCTGCTCAATGTCTGACTCTGGTACTTCAACTGCAGAAATTCCATTAACTTCTGCTTCTTTGTATAGATTATGTCTTTTTAAAGTATATACTCTAATAACTGCTTTTACAGTGTTGTTTGAAATAAGAGCTACGGAGTATGGAGAAACTTCATTTCTTTCGACATCAAACTCTGAGAAAGAATTTCCATCCCATACTGAATCTAATTTAACTTTTTTGCTTTCGGTTACATCTTTACAGAAAAACTCAGATGCAAACAGTTCTGAAAATCTATCTATTCTATTTAGATCTTCATCTACATTTTCAACATCAATTTTATCTATAACTTTATTTAATGATAAGATCGCATAATGTTTAGTCATATTAGTACGCCCTCAAAGAAAATTGGCCGCCACCAAATGCTGGTGGAGAAAAGAAGCCAGGTGGGAAGAACGGTGGGCTGAAGAAGCCAGGTGGGAAGAACGGTGGGCTAAAGAAGCCAGGTGGAAAGAACGGTGGGCTGAAGAACACTGGCGGGAAGAACGGTGGACTGAAGAAGCCAGGTGGGAAGAACGGTGGGCTAAAGAAGCCAGGTGGGAAGAACGGTGGGCTGAAGAAGCCAGGTGGGAAGAACGGTGGGCTAAAGAATGAAGGCGGTAGCGTCGTAACTGAGTTAGAAAATGCTGAAAATGAACTAGAGCCATTTGCA